CGCGAGGAAGTAAGCGTCCGCGAGGACCGGGTCGACGTTGGAGGGGACGCCGGCTGCGATCCGGTTGATCTGCCGGCTGAACCTTTTGGGTCCGGGTAGCCCTCCATGATCAGGTCCGCGGCGAAGCCCGCCATCAGGTCGAAGGTGTCGCCCGGGATCGTCGCCAGGGCTTCTATGGCGATCCCGTCCACGGAACGCTCGGGGAACGGGATCGCCTGATCGTCCACGTCGCGGAGGGCCCAGCCCGCGACCATCGCGCAGACGCCCTCCTCGGCCTGCGCGATGGTCGTCTCTGCGGCCATGATCCGCCGCCGCTGGGCATAGTTCAGGCGCGGCGTCATGTCGACCCAGTCGCCGTTGGGGAGATCCAGCCGACGGTTCACGGCATCGCCGTCAGGCTGTTGACGATGACCGGGATGATCCCGTTCGTCGTGTCGTCGGCGAGATGGGCGACGACCTTGTAGACGTTGATCCCGTCCTGCTCCTCGGAGATGATGTCCGGCTCCTCGTACAGGACCGGCATGTCGATCTGCACCGAATAGTTGGACGCTCCGAGCGTCGGACCTGTCGCCTTCAGGCGCAGGAAGTCGAGCGTATCGGCGGCCATCTTGTCGTAGAACTCGGACACGGCGAGGGCCGTCGACTCGACGGTCATCGTCAGGGTCGCGGCGATGTCCGTCTCGACGTGCTGGGCGCCGAACAGGTTGCTGTCCTGGTAGTGGCGCCACACCAGCCCGGTCATGATCTCCAGCTCGAAGCCGAGCAGGAAGTTCGTCGAGATCGAGGCACCGGCCAGACCGGCGATGTTGGCGGCGAACTTGATCGTCCAGAGATCGCCCGGGATCTTGATCGCGGCGTTCACGCCAGGCGTGGCCTTTGCCGTCTTCACCGCGCGCTGACCGAAGCCGTTCATCTCGAGCTCGGTCACGCCGCCGACCTGGGCCGACAGCTTGAACGATGAGAGCATCCCGTACTGGATGCGCCAGTTCTGGATGTCGTCGCCGACGTCGATCGAGAATGCCAGGGGCGCGTTGAGGGCCGTCGCCGAGGGCGTCGCGGTCCACGTCCGATCCGCGCCAGCACCGACGGCCGTCATCGTGCCATTCAACTGGGAGAACGGGACAATCAGGTCGTCGTAGCCGATGCCGCTGTCGCTGTTGAACTTGAACGTCACGTCTTCCGTCTGACGGGTGACGCGCCGGATTCGGTAGCGCCGGCCGGTGTTCTCGCCCTCATGGAAGTTCTGGCCCCATTCCGGGACGATGACGCCCGTTCCGGTGCCGTAGAGCTGCCGCGTCGGGGCGACGGGCGTGCCGCGTGTCGTCTCCTTGCCGACGTTGAAGTAGGTGAAAATCTGAGTTCCCGGCTGGGCCATTAGACGGACCTCCTCATGCCACGGCCGCCCATGGCTCTGTTGTCGTGATCTCCACCGTCAACTCGACGCCGCTGTAGTCCTTGCCCATGTACTGCAGGATGCCGATCTTCCAGGCCGTGCAACTGGCGAGGGCGACGATGCCGCCGAGCTGGACGCTGAGACGGAGTTGGTCGATCAGGACCGTCGTCCATTTCCGCAGGGCGACGCTGTCGCGCAGGGCGTCGCCCGTGGCCGCGTAGTAGAACAGGACGCGGAACCGGGCGAGGCCGAGCCTGCTGCCGGTGTTCTGGATGTGGTCCAGCTCGCCTTCCGTCGGGAAGACGAGGACGGCCGGCAGGTTCGGCGTCTGATTGGGGACGTTGGCCGAGGCGTACCGAATGTTCGTCAGGCCGGCCGGCGGCGTGACCTGGGCCGCGGCGTACCGCGCGGCGAGGGCGACGGAGATCGCGTCGAAGTCCGGCATCAGGCCAACCGCCAGTAGCGGTAGGAGTCAAGGATCTTCCGCTGTGGCGAGCCGTGGCCGAAGTACTGGTTCCATGGCGCGATGGCCGAGGCGTCGGCGCCGATAACCGCCGAGGCCCCGTTGCCGTGGGCCTGGTAGGCCGCCACGACGGCGTCGATCGCGACGCCCTGCATGTCGACCGGCGTGGCCGCGAAGCCGAAGTTCCCGGTCAGCGTCAGGCCGTTGAAGACGGTAGCGAAGCTGATCCCGGTCGACGGCAGGAGGATGACCTCGGTCGCCGGCCAGCCGATCGGCAGGTCGACGGACGCCGGCCGGAACAGGAGGTTGGTCGAAGGCGTGGCGATCGACGTGTACGTCCCGCCGGTGTCGGGCTGACTCGTCTTCGAGTAGCCCGCTGCCGTGACGCTCCGGATCCCGCGCGGGATGCGGACGCTGTAGCCGCCGGTGGTGTCGAACTGATAGGTGACAGCCGTCTCGGGGACGAAGCTGCGGCCGGTATAGCCCTCGATCCAGCCGGAGACTTCGTCGATCATCTCCGAGATCATCGAATCATCCGTCGCGTCGGTAATCCCGAGACGGACCTTGACCTGAGCGGTCGTACAGAGCTGGTCGGACATTGGATCAGAAGCGGCCCCACAGCAGCGCGATGGCGAGGACGACGACCGCCCAGGCCGTCAGCGACGTGCCGCGGGCTTGGATCTCGTCGGCGAGTGCCAGGACGAGGGCGACGATGAACAGGAGGACGGGAACGCTCACAGCAGGTCCGTCGTCGGCGTCATGCCGGTGTTGGCCGACACGTTCGTCTTGAGGAAGATCCACGGCTGCCCCGGCATCAGCTCGTACAGTTCGGTCTTCGCGGTCGTCGTCGTGATCGCCGCCGTGCTGTAGTCGCCCGGGGCCGCGGACATGACGCTATACGGAACGTTGACGAACGTCGTCCCGTCGACGCTGCCCTTGATCGTGAACGTGATCGTCGTGCCGGCGTTCGTCGTGACCCGCAGGACCATCGGGCGGAGGTTGACCTCGCCGCTGACGCGCTGGATCGTGTTCGTGCTGTCGCCCGTGCCAGCCTGGGCGGTGGCGAGGTTGCCTGGATAGGTGAGTGTGGCCATCAGTTGGTCGACGCTCCCACGCTATAGGTAATGGCGTTGGCGTTGTTGTGGGTCACGTTGATCCGCCAGGACCGCGGCAGGAACGACGCCGCGACGCTGTTGGCCGCCGCCGTCGCCCCCGGATAGACCATCAGGGCCGTCGTACTGTTGGTGACGATGGCCGTGGATGCCAGGATCGTGAAGTACTTCCCCGATAGGGCGTCCTTGCCTTCCAGGGCCACCGTGATCGAACCGGTGCCGGCGTTCGTGACGTCGATCACGATGTAGGCCCCGGTGTTGAAGTAGTTCGACTGATCGGCCGACTGGTTGGATGACGTCCGTGACGCCGACGTGATGACCGTGATGTTCTGATTGAACGCGAACATCGGCGAGGACGGCCCGATGTCCGTCGTCATCGTGAAGACGGCCGTGCCGGTCGCGATCGCCGTGACGTTCACCCGGACGGCCCGCACGCCGTAGGTCGCGACCATGTACTTGCGGGCCGTGCCGATGACGTTGAAGGAGACGGCCGCCGCGTTCTGTGTCTGCTCCCACACCATGAACGTGTCGGCCGCTCGCCAGAGCGTTCCGTCCATGCTGACTTCGAGCTGACCGCTGAGGCCGGTGAAGGTGCCGGACAGGTCGATCGTCACGATGCCGGCGCCGGAGCAGAAAATCTGCGTCGTCGTATCCGGCGCCGCGGCGATGTTCGCCGTGACGCTGTTCGGTGACGAGAGATCGACGTCGATCGGCATTCTGACTCCTGAGTCGGGGCCCGTCCCAGGGGGGAGGGGACGGGCCCCGGATGACCTAAGCGGCCGTGACCGACAGACCGCCGAGACGGGTTCCGATGCCGAGATAGGCCCAGAGGCCCACCCGGATCGACTGCGGGCCCACGACCTGGTCGTAGGTGAACTGCGCGATCGAGGACTCGAAGATGACGTAGTCGTTCTGGCGCGCGAAGACGTTGACGTTGGCCGTGGACGCCCAGGACAGGAAGGCCTGCGCGCCGAGGATGTTGCCGTTGACGCCGCCCTCGTTCACGGTGCCGTCGCTGTTGACGGGGCCGAGCTGCGGCATGAACGGACGGCCCGTCGTGTCGCCCTGGGCGAGGAGGACGCTGTACAGGGCCGACGGGACGAAGGCTGCCTGACAGGGCCGGAACCGGGTGGCGTAGTACTTGACGACGTTGCCGAGCTCGCCGGCCCATGGCGTGGCCGCCACGATCGCCGTGCCCGAAGCCGAGGCCCCGCCCTCGACGGCGACCTTGATCGCCGTCTCGCTGGCCTGACTGTAGGCCTCGACCAGGTCCTGGAAGATGATCGACAGCACCGACGGGTCGGCCCCGTCGAGGGCCTGCCGGCTGACATCGGTGTACGTCCCGTACGCGCTCGGCGTCACGGTGACGGCCGTCGTCGCGATGTCGGTCGGCGTCGGGGCCACGCCTTCCGCGAAGGTCGCGACGGTGCCGGATGTCGTGACCTTCGGGAAGATGCGTGGGCGGGCATCGCTGATCGGCACCCGCTGGAAGAAGCCGCCCATGGGGCGACCCTTCAGGATGCGGGGCGTAAGCAGCCCCGGGAGATAGTCGTTGGGATAGGCGCCCGGAATCTCCGAGCTCAGGACGTCGTTGGCGCGGTTGGAGATCGTCGGGTCAAGGACCCGGTTGTAGGCGTCCCGCTCGATCGCCAGCGCGACGTCGGCGAGATGGGCCTGATGGCGTCGGACGCGCTCTGCGGCCTCGCCGTCGCCCTTCTCCTGCCGCCAGGTGTCCTGCATGTAGTTCGCCATCGAGTCGCGGCTGTAGACCAGCTCGGGCCGCGTGATGATCGCCTGCGAGGCGTACTGCGCCACGGTCGACCGCTCGAGGATCGCCCGCTGTGTCGGCGACGGCTCGGGCTGCGGATCGTCGGGACCCGGATCGGGCGTCGGCTCGGGCGCCGGCGTTTCCTTCTCGGACATCAGAACCTCCATGTCACGGGTCGCGATCCGCGCACCGTCATAGGCCGGGGCAACTGACCCGGCAATGGCCGCCAAACGGGCGGATCGGTGGACGACGGTGCCGTCCCTCATCCTCTTGGACGTCTTCTGGTCAGGGGCGAACTCGATCGACACGCCATTCAGGCCGGCGCTGACGTCGCGGAGGTAGTCGTTGCCGGCCGCCGTGTCGAAGATCGACGCGCGGAAGGTGACGCCCTCGGGCGTGTCGGCGAGCTCCGTGACGACGCCGATCGGCTTCTCGCCGTGGGCCGGTCGGAACGCCATGCGGGCCCCGTCCTGCCGCGACATCCAGGACGCCACGGTGTCGCGCATGGCACCCGGGGCGAGGGCTTCCCGGATGATCGCGCCGTGCAGCTCCGTCTCCGAGCTGACGACGCCGTACGGGGCCGCCATGCCGACGATGTCGCGGCTGCCCTCGGCGGCATCCCGGACGACGCCGAAGGACTCGAGGCGCCTCACGGCTTGCCCTCCACGACGCGGATGCCGGTCAGCTCGTACTGGGCCTGTGCCTTCGCGGCGGCCTCGGCCTCGGCCTTCTGCTGGACATGGAACTCGTCCATCAGCTTCTGCTGCTCGGCCTGCTTCTTGAGCTCCTCGGCCCGGGCGACGTGCCGGGGATCGGTGTCTTCGGTCTTCGCCATGCGGCTACTCCTTCGACGGCGGTGAGAGCGGCTGAGCGGCCGGGTCGGGTGTCGTCAGGGCGGCCGGCAGCGGGTCCAGCCCGGAGGGGTCTTCGACGGGCGACAGGTCGATCAGGGCCCGTGCCTCCTCCTGGGTCATGATCGGCTTGTTACCGGTCAGGAGCTGCAGGGCCTGGGCCGTCGCGAGCTGCGTCCCGGCGGTCAGCTTCCGGGTGTCCATGACCATCTGCCGACCGCCGGGAAGCTGGTCGCTGATCGCGTCCTCGATGGCCCCGATGTAGTTCTGCAGGGTGTACCGGACGAGATCGCGGTTCGCTTCTTCCGAGGCGTGGTACGTCTGCTGCGCGCCCTCGGGAGCGTTGAGGATGCGGGTCGGGATGCCGAAGTACCGGCCGATGTCGGCGACCTGCTCGCGGCGGGCCTCGACCGCAGCCTGGGCGGTCGGATCGGCGCCGAAGGCCTTCGCCTTGAGGCCGCCTTCCAGGACCGCGGCGTAGTCGGGGCCCTTCTGGCGAGACTCCCGCCAACGCTCCTGCATCTGCTCCGGCGTGATCCCGCGCAGGACGGCATCCGTCTCGAGGACCGTCGTCGGACTGCCGCCCGTCTGCCAGTAGCGGCTCGCGTAGTTCTCGGCGGCGAGGGCGGCGGCGAACATCGTGCGGGCGAGGTTCAGGGCCCCGCCGATGTTGTCCCAGATCCCGGGCTGTGGGCTGCGGTGGATGATGACGAGACGGTCCCGCGGGATCGGCTTGCCGACCAGGTAGTACTCGTTCGGAAGGTCGATCGTGAAGACGTCCTGAGTGACGGGCGTCACAAGGATCGGCTGGAGATACCACAGCCCCATCGGGACGCCCTCGGCGTCCTCTCCGCCGACCTTCAGGAGGTAGCAGACGTCGTAGAGGGCGAGGGTGTTGACGACGATCGTCACCCACTCGCGGCGGGTGCGCTCGGCCTGTGGCCGGCGGACGATCCTGCTCGGCGGGAGCTCGAGGTTGCCGCGGCGTTCGTGCCAGTCGAGCTGGGAGACGCCGTTGGACAGGATATCCAGGCTGCGCCACACGGCCGACAGGCCCTGCACGCTGGTCGAGCTGATCGCCGGCGGCTGGACGCCGCTGTTGGCGCCGAAGCCGATCATGCTGGACGGGGCCCCGATGGAGTCCCGTTTTCCGAAGATCAGGTCGGCGACGCGGCCCACATGGGGCTTATACCACGAAATACCCCATGTGAATAGGGTAATTCCTAAGTGATACGGGGCATCGGGTCGCCGCCGGCCGAGGCGTGAACGGCGATCGTCATCGCCATGACCGCGTCAATCGGGCCGCCGGACGCGCCGCGGGTGAAGCGGAAGCCGCCCTCCGAGCCGACCTCGCGGCGGGCCGTCCAGGCGATCTGCTCGTCTAGGCGACGATCGTCAACGGCGAGCCGGCCCGACAGGATCATCTCGGTCACGTCCATGGACGCGGCCACGATCTCGGTGGGCTTCGACGCGCGCCACGGGATGCCGGTCTCCTGGGCGTGCCGTTCGAAGGCCGAGGCGCCGCCGGAGACGCCGTCGTAGGCGACGACGTGGACCATGTTGATCTGGGAGAAGCCGGCGACGGCCGCCGTGATGTCGTCCGCCGTGACCGGCCCGACGAGCTCGCGATAGACCTCGAACCCTATTCGGCCGTCGGGCCGGATCGCGGCGACGCCGATTGTCGCACCCTGCCAGCCAGCGACGATGTCGACGGCCATGGCGTAGGGCCCGGGCACGTTGCCGAGAGGGGCACTCTCCCGGCAACGTGCCCAGACGGACGGGTTGAACGCGCCTTCGACGGCGACGTCAACGAAGTGGTTGAGCCGTTCACGGGACCAGGACTCATGGGGGAGCAGCTCATGCTCGGAGATGATGGCGGCCTTCGACAGGCGCCCGTCGCCGAGGCCCGGGTTGGCCTGCTTGATCTGCTTCCAGTCCAGGCCGGCGTCCTTGTCCTCGGACTGCCACCACGCCCCGTAGAAGCTGCGATCCGGCTTCTCGGCCCCGGTGCCCTGACGCAACAGGCGGTCGTAGAAGGCCCGCAGGACGACGCTGTCAGCGTGGCCGGCCGTGGACGTCAGGAGCATGATCGGGCTTCTCTGGGCGGACTGGGTAGGGGAGAGGGCTTCCCACATCTCCCAGTCCCGCTGGGTCAGCATCTCGTCCCAGGCGATGGCGCCGGCCGACCATCCTCGAGCGGATCCCGGCTGCCCGGTGACGGTGTCGAAGAAGACGGGCCCCGAGCTGATCCCGCGCCATTCGGTGATCCGTTGCGTCTGCTTGAGCCTCGGGTTGCCCAGGCTGTCGCCCATGACGCCGCGGTAGGCGATACGGGCCTGCTTGGCGTCGTGGGCGGCCGCGAGGATGGCCGTCCAGCCGCTGAACGCCGGCAGACAGCGGCCTTCATCGAGCATCCAGCCGATCAGGCCGCGGACGATGACGCTCTTGCCGTTCTGGCGAGCTGTGCTTAGGAGGGCGGTGCGGGCGATCAGGTCGCCGTTCCGGTCGTAGCGGAGGGCCTGGAGGATGGCGTAGGCCTGCCAGGGACCGAATGTCAGGCCGAGCTCGCGGTATGCCCATTCGATGACGTTCCGGCCGTAGCTGCCGTGAACGCCCCTTGGTCGGGGCGTTTCGAGGGCGGGCCGGATGGATCGGGGCAGGTTCACCGTTTTCGGCTTATTTCCGCCGAATGTGACACGTCAACCGGTCGCGCCACAAAAACACACCCCCTCACGCGAAGGACGATCTGTTGGCAGGAAGACGTCGTCTTCGTTGTCGACGCAACGGTCCAACGCGCGCCGTGTTGCACGCGATGTGTGCTGCCCTCAGGTTGTCATCGGTGTGCCCACCACCCATCACGCGAGGAACGATGTGGTCCACCGACGTCGCACCAGCACGCCCACACAGGGCGCAAACGTAGCCGTCCCGGGCGAGGATCCGCAGGCGAGTGCGTCGCCAACCCTTCGGTTCGTCCTTCACTTCAGTACGTCCGCGATCTTCTCGATATCGGACGGCCGCCACAGATAGACCTCGATGGCGGGAACGTCTGCGAGGGCGGCCAGCCAAACGTCCTGGTGGGCCGATGTCTTTCCGGTTTCCCGTTTCAGCTCCGCGAAGATCAGGCGATCACCGCGGATCAGGGCGAGATCCGGCCATCCACGCTCCGACCATTTCGACAGCATGGGGTGATAGACGAGCCAGCGGTAGAGCTTCGCCAGATCAATCACCTGACGCTGGAACTCGGCCTCGGTGATGGGCGGCAGCGTGGCTACTCGGCCCATCGTTCCTTCCTGAGCTGCTCCCAGGTCTCCCAGTCACCCCGGAAGGCGGCTTCGCGGATCGCGTTGTCCTGCCGGCGACGGACGTCCTCGGCCATGAGCAGGGCATTCTCGATCTCGTCACGCCCGATCAGCGGCCTTCGGGCCTCGTACTCGCCCTCTGGATCCGCCAGGGCGAGCATCGCCCGCTCGTAGAAGACGCGAGAGACGAACGACGGGGACTTCAAACTTGCATCCATATCTGTAGACGTCTGTGATGTGCCGTTGTCAGAGCCCCTCTCCTGTCCATGAATCACGGATGCAAGTTTGGATTGAGCACGAATCCGCGTTTCCGACAGCCTCTTTCTCGCCTCGCGAACGTAGTCGAAGAAGCGGTCCCACCCCTTCCGGTGGACGGTGATCCCGCCGTACCGGCCGCGCCGGATCTCGACTGCGTACATCTCCCAGGCTTCCAGCTTGTGGATCGTCCGTGAGACGGTCGACGTGGTGACGCCGGCTTCGGCCGCGATCTTCGCCATCGTGGACGCGCCTGTCGTCGTCAGGGCTGTCCGGTGGATGATCCCGTAGACGCGGGCCTGCTTCCTCGACACCCACCGCGTCAGGCCCTGTCCGTCAGTAATGTCCTGGGTGGCGTCCTTGTGATACCGCTGGAAACAGCGCAGGGCGACGATCGAGGCGTCACCGCCGTAGAGCTGCGGG